AATACTCCATCCGCTTTAACACACCACAAAATAGGTTGCGGCTCCTTCTGCATTGCCATCTCTATAAGGCCAGACTCAGTTACGTGTTCCGCTAGAATTGTTAAATCTGGCGCTCTAAATCCGCCAGCTTCAAAGTAATATGTAAACTCTCTTAATTTTCTACCCGATTTTTGAACAAACAGCCCAGACTTACCAACTTGAAGGGCTGCAATGTTCGCGCTCCCATAAGTTGTAGAACGCTTTGCTGTTATGTTAGAAGGCGTTAATGCTTCCGAATTACTAGATGGCCGGACCATCCATTCCCCACCAACTGTTCCAATGGCCAAACCTTTTTCATCTGATACTTGCCATCTAATTGCATTTACATCATTGGCGTTAAAGGTAAAACTAATTGCGTTTGAAGCCACTATTGTACTATCCGTTCCACTAGGAGCGAAGTTTGCGTAGTCTCCAGTGTTACTCATATCTACTCTTTGAGAACTGATCGGCGCTCCTGCAAAAGATAATCTGTTTTCATGGAACGTAACACTAGATGGATATCCAGTTGTTTCAGAAAACAAACCCATTCGCCAAGAACCTTTTGAAGATGTATCTGTTAAAGTATTGTGTACTGTTACAGTCACAACAGTTGTACTAGTGTAACCTGTTATTTCTACATATCCCCAAACACTGCCCTCTTGAAGTCTTATAAATCTTCCTACATCTGTAGACTTAAAACCAGCATCATCGTTAATTCCTGTGACAGCAGATGCCGTCAATGTAACTCCCGCGCCTGTAGCTGCGCTCGGAGTCATTACTGTAGCGGTGTCGTTTAGATCCATATAAGGGCCATCTTCAAAAACCATGTCGCTAATGGTCCATGAAGTGTGAGCCGTTCTTGTTAGAACTTGTGTAGGATAATCAGGGTGTACTAAGTACATTAAATCTGCACTCTGGGCCACCTTAACTTCAAACAAATCCGCTTCTGCAAACGGAGAAACTATTTCATATGGTGCGCCTATCTGTGCGTTATCTCTATAAAATCTTAGATATAGATCGCCCATTTCAATTATATATGCTTGTGTAGTAGAAAACTCAAAAGGAATTAACCTTGTGGCTTTAGAACTTGTCTTAACATCTGCAACGTATTTAGTCCCAGACCTTCTAACCAATCCGCCCTGTAAAGTTGGGATGTAATTTAAACAGGTTTCAAGACCCTGCTTATATCTCGGAAAGTCAGTACGACCGTGCATCAATGGACTAAATTCTCCTGAGTCAAAACTGTTCTGTATAGGCGAGACTTTAGGCATTAGCTCCTCCCCGTCACCCAGGTATCTTCGGGCGGTTTAGAGGCCACTCTCTCAATACCGTTTATCCTTCTGGCTTCAGCGACCGCTTCCTTATAAGCAAGCAACGCTTCATCTTTTTTTGTATTTGATTGAGTTATTTCTTCCGCCAACTCATACGCCAACTTCATTGAAAAGGCTTCTCTAAAAGAAGAGTCCATTTCGTTTGGGTCTGTAACTTCATATATGTATCTGATATCTAAAGGCGCAGTATCATTAGTGATTATCTTTCGACCTTCTATCTGCCAATCTAAATCGTTGTAATTAACTTCCGGATCGGGAGGTAATAGTCTAATAAAATCACTAGGAAGTTGAAAACTACTAGCCCTAGTAAATAAGGGCGCGGTTGCTTCAGCGGCCAATGATGCTCGTTTAATAGCGCAGCTCCAAGAATGACTTCTTAAGACCGCGCGCTTAACAGATCCATAAGCTGCTGCTATTGCTCGCCCGTTTCTAGAATCTTCGGTTAAACTGACAATTCGTTTAGCGCCTAACTTTTGTAAAGCTCGGTTAGCTATTTCAACATCACTCGCCATTTAACCCCCTAGTAATTAACAGTGTTTAACCTTGCATACATATCTGTGCATGTTCCGGTAGCTCTAACTATTCGGTACGACCCTGGAGGCAAATCATAAACTACGATTGCATCACCCGCAGTCGTTAAGTTTCCACTGACTGTAATTTTATTTCCATCAGGCCCCATTAATTCAAGTGTCGTAGTTGTTGGGTAAGTTGTAGCCTGTATTGTAAGTACCGTTCTTCCGCCCTGAAAATACACCCAGCCACTAGTCCCCAACGCATCTTCATCTTCTAATAAAGTAACTCCTACTGAAGCCATAATTTACTCCTTAAGCTGGAGGCCAGTCGCCTTTTACAATGTGATTTTTAATTTCTTCTAATTTTTGTAATACTTCAGACTTCTCTAAATCAACCGCTAAATCAATAGCCACCTCAACATCTTTAGTTGGGGTTGAAGTTCCTTCGGATACATCGCCTTCAGTATCGCCTCTATCAAGGCCATAAAATCTATCTGCCATAACATATTCCTTTTAAAAAACCCCCCGACCAAAACAAGGAAAGGCCGAGGGAAAAGTTTAATTATTCAACCCACTCAACTTTTAAGCTAACTGTATCAGCTGCATCATCCGCAGTCGTCAACGTCATAGCTACATCATAGTGATATTTAGGATCTTCTGAAAGACCCAATGCTTCCCATAAAGGCTTCTCAACATCTTCGATGCCAAAAACTCCCGACTCATGAGTCACGTCACTATTAACTAGTGCTGAAGTGATAACCTGTGCTGATGCGAAAAAATCCACGTCAACAGCCGCGCCGCCATCTGCCGTAGTTCTATAAAGACCAATGTCGCCAGCTCCGGCAGTGTTATTGCCGTCACAGCTCAAAAGAACTTTAGAAATACGAGCGTTTGAAGGAACGCTTGCAAAATAATATATTGATGCCGCAGTGTCCGAACCGTTAGTCTCGATTGTTCCAACAGCTTCTTTTTTATCTCCTCTAGAGATATTAGAATTGCTTAGAACTTTCGGCGAACTATCACGGTTAGAAATTGCTGTGGCTTTGATTGCTACTACTGCCATTTATGCCTCCCTTACTCTGCACACTTGATTTCGATAATTTTCTCTTCTTCGATTCTAGTGGCTCCAGCAGTCATATATACATAAGACTGGAAAGGAAGACCCTTTAAATCTTTTCTTTGAGAAATATCAGTTGTTATATCATTCCAAATTCCAAGGTGCATTCCAGATTTTGCAAATACTGGTACGCGTCGGTAACTTGAACCGTCTACGTCTAATCTTTCGCTATGAATGAAATTCATACCTAAGAAAGAGTTTAATTTTCCATCGACTAGAACTGGCTTCTCATTATAATCAAGACTGATTACTTGAGCTTCTGCCAAGAGATTATCCTCTTGCTCAGCGGAAACGATACACGTGATCATTTCCATGTCCATGTCAACTTCAGCAGCTTTAAGCAGCTTTCTTGCTTGTCTAAGCTTGGCAACAGTTAGACCTACGTTTCCACTAGCGCCGTAATCAACAGCGATTTGATTTCCCGCAGGAAAAGTAGTGCTTGTAGAACCTGACTTACCAGTTTTAGCGGCACCGAAAAGAGCTTCGATGATGATGTCATCCATCTTACGTCCAGCGGCCATTACAGCATTTTGAACATATGCGCTTTCAGGATCAGTTAATAATCTAAGTTTATCAAAAGAATCAATTAATTGTGGTAAATCGAAATCTTGTGGTAGAACCCAACGTCTATCGGTAGCAGCATCTACTCTGCCCATCGCCTCGAAACGTCCTGAAACTTCTTGCATTTCAACCGCACCGATTTGATCCACAGGGGATGCTTGTTCACCAATATACGAACCTGATGTTACTAAGCTTCGTAGCTTAGAACCTTTTTGTTGCAACAAAAGTTCGATATTGGTAGCGAACTCCTGAGCATAATGATTAGGAATATTTACAGACATTTTTACGCCCTCCTTTTAAATTAATAAATAGCTTCATTAATCGAAGGGCTTGTCTTTTCAAGGGCCACATTCTCACTCAATCCGAGCAGGATGCCGTCTTTCTCCGGCTGTCAAATCGGCCTAAATTCAGGTTATCGACAGTGTAATTTCTCCAATGGTACCATATAAAATTTATATGTCAATCCTGTGGATATGCCATTTGGTGAAGTCTAGACATTTTTGCTTTAGTATCCGGATCTCCAGCTAAATATTTGGCTGTAAATTCTGGATCTTTTTTCAAATTCTCAAGTTTACCCCTAGCTTGATCGGGAGTTAAAACCGCAGATTCGCCAAAACCGCCACTAGCCTGACCGCTAACATAATCAGCTTCGCCAAGTCTAGTTCCAAGACCGTTCATTAACTTCATTACCCCATCAAAACCTACTGCGTTTTCCATGGCGTCGATGGCTTCAGATGGAAAGCCAAAAGTCTTGGCTGCCTTCTGAGCTATCGCTATGTTTTGGTGATACGCTGATCCCCAATCTTTTTTAAGACTCATCTCTTGAGTAGCAATTTCTTGGTTATAAACATCCGCGTTGCCCGCTTGCTGGTTTTCAGCATAGCCATTTAAACTCTCCATTAAAGCCTGACCTTGATCAACCGTTAAGTTTAGCTTATGAAAAGACTCTCTAGCCCAATCAACAAAAGAAGTATCTTCTCCGGGCTCTACTTTAAATTCATAACCTTCAGGACTCGGCGGTTTTCCTAGCTTGGAATATACATCTCCCCACTCAGGAGAATCCGCAGCTTCCGGAAGCTTTAATAGTCTATCTTGAGGAACCCCTCTAAGTTTTTCTAAATTAACATAGCTCTCTAACACTGATGCTGGATCGGTAAAACCTTTGTTTGTAACATAGTCTTTTTGTTCTACACTTAAACTTTCAGTCCAAGGAGTTGGTGCCACTGCCGGAGTTGACTCAATTGGGGCTGCCGCTGCTGGAGCCGGAGCTGCTGCTGGGGCTACACCTTCAGAACTCCCTACTGGAGCATTTGATACTGCCACGTTGCCTTCTCCGCCAACTGCTGGCGCTACGCTGCCTTCTCCGCCCGCCGGGGCTACTGCTGCTGCTTCACTCATACTTATTCCTTTCGATATAACTCTGAAAGTTCTTCAGGAGTTAAGTTTAAATAATTTTGTATTTTTAACCAAACTTCACGGCGTCCCTCAAGAGCACAGTGAACTCTACTATCTATGTGAAAGGTGGTTTCATCGGCTCTACAGAATTTAGCCAAATCTTTAAGCACAGCTTTTGAATGTATGCTCTCTGGATTAAATGTGAATTGATACGCTGTCTTTTTGTTTGTTAAAAAAACAACTATTGAATCCCTTATTTCTTTTAACATTACCCGCCTTGTTGACCCGCTTTAGCCATGGCCGCCATTGACGGTCCTGCTTGGATCATTTTTTCTTCCTTAGCAGCGTCAGCACGTTGTTTGCGTAAAGCCATTATGTCTTCTTTACTATTTCGCCATTTCGTAGGTACTGCGTTAATGTCTGCTAATTCTGGAACTATAACATCCATATTGTAGTGGTCAAGCGGAGAAGCATCGCCAGTTACATTAACGTAATTCAGCGTCATTTCTATTGTTCTCATAAGCCCTGAAGCTTCTTCAGCTCTTTGGACTCTTGATAACGGTGAGTCATACTCAACTTTAAAATCCGCGCCAGCTTCTATTAAAATACCTGGCATGTCTGGAAGTAAACCTTGAGCTGAAAGGATGTCTAACTCTCTTTCAATCTGAGGTCCGAGTCTTTCTGATTGCTGTCTACCTAGTGTGGGGGCGAGTAGCATTCCTTTTTCTTTTGCTCTTTCCATGACTTCAGTCGCAGTCATGTTCGGCGTTTCAACTAATATCTGAAATAATGTAACTAGAAAGGACTCATTGATTAAAGCTCTCTCGTCTTCCATCATGTCTCGACACCCCCTGCATTAGCGTGTCCGGGCTTCATGGAAAACGTATCCAGTATCCCATCATCATGCACTAATAGCACAGGGTCAACAGCTCTATGGCCTTGTTTTAATAAAGTTTTTTTCTGTTCATTTAAAGTTTTAATAGACGGCAAAACCTCCATCGCTGGACTTCTACCGTATACTTCATTCGGAGACTGTTCGTATCTTGAAACAGCGTAAGGAAATGTTGTGTATCCGCCTTCTTCCATAATCTCTCGGCATTCTTGTACCAAGTAATAAGACACGTGAGGCATTCCTCTAAAATCATCTCTAGTCGGATCTACGTTTTCTCTAGGGCCAACATAGTGTAAAACATAAAATTCTTTTTCTCCGTTTTGCTCTAAAGCAGTTCTTACTTTCTCCGGAGTTCTCTCTCCCCATCTTTGGTGTATCTGCCTAGCTGTCATGGCAAAGTTTCTTATAACTTTATCCACGATACCTTGATGATTCTCAACAAAGTAAGCTTCTCCTAAGTGTACGTTTTTATATCGTAATCCAGGCTCAGACCCTAACGGATCAATGTATAAAGCTCCGGAGCCAAAAGCCCCAAGGGATTTAAAATTAAGTTGATTTTGAGAAGCAAAGTTTGCTTTAGGTGAGTATCTTTGCTTAAACAAAGTTCTGTTAACATCATCAAACCACATATTAACTTCTCTGTTTTTATTCAACTCATCACTTGATGAAATAAGTCTGTGCCACTTTTGATTAACAGGAGTTAATAGCGAATCAAGAATGGCAGCAAATTTACTCAAAGCCAAGGAAGCTGTTGAATCAAAAAGCTGTTCATTACGTTTATCACCTTTAGTTAAATTCTGATGAGTAACAAAATTTCTATTCATCGACGGGTACATTCTATCAGCAATTTCTTGCCAATGGCTTTCCCACGTTCCTCTATTTCCTGATAATTGTTCCCACTCTTTTACAATGGATGCCGCAAGTTCCGATTCAGAATTAAATGGCATATTATATTCCTAACAGAGTTTTACGGCTTAAACCCTTACCGCCTTCTTCTTCTTCATCATCTCTAATGTCTTCTGCGATTACGCCCTCTATGTCGGAAACCGACTCAGATTTTAATGCTGCAAACGCCCGGCCCCCTGCACCGAGACCAGAAGTGTCCAGTCTTTCTTGTAATCTCTGAGCCGTTATCCCCGAAACTTCACCGCTTTCAAGTTGTTTTTTGAAACCCGACTCCTGTTTTCGCGATTTCGATACGCCCCTTGGGTCAAAAAACCTAGCCTCGAAATCACTTTTCTTTTTCGCCATAAAAATCCCCTTATAATTTATCCAAACACATCATAGTCTACACCATGAACTTTGCTTCCGCTACCCCTAACTTTTCTCGACGCCCTAATGTCACGTCTTGCCACCTTGATGGCAAACGTACAAGCTAGAGCGTCCCCATGATCCGGACTAGCTAACCCTCGTTTTTTCATCTTCTCTTTGGCCTCTAACTTTATTTTCTCTAAACGATTAAACTCATATTCAGGACCTACCAAATCATCTTTCAAATCTACGCAGCTATCAAGACACCCGCCAGATAACCAATCTCTCATCTTGGCCCACATCTCAGTCCTTAAGTCTGCGTACTCTTCTTCGCCAGACTTAGAACCAAACCAAATTTCATGGACCTTATATCCCATCTCTCGCAACCTATCTATGACGCCCGTTCCATTTCCAGCATCTATACACACTGCGTCAGGGTTTAAATCATCAATCCAGAAGGAGCACTCGTTGGCTACCTCCATGTTATCTTTACCTTTTAATGTTACTGGGGGAATGGTTCTCGCGTCTCTTCCTTGTCTAAATCTAATTACAGTTGTATCATCACCGAATCTAGCAATATCGACTCCCATTATGAGGGGCGCATAATGGTCTGTCTCCACATCTCTTTCTATCGCCCCTTCTACTATTTCTCTAGAAATAAATTGGCGATCCCCTTGGCGTGGAAACAAACCCTTAACTTCAATCCGAGCTTCATCCGAATCTTCACCGTGCTTCTCTACAATCTGATTAAGCTTATTATGATCAGTACCTTCCACAGTTCTAGAATCAACATTGGTTCTACGCCAATATTTTCTAGACTTGTGAAAACACTCGTAAAATTCCCCTGTATTTCTCCGTGGATTTGAAAAGCAAAGCATATACCTGTGAAGAACGGGCTCAGTAAAGAACCCCTCAGTTACAGTCCATATTGGCTTAGGTATACCAGAAGCTTCATCAAATATAACAAGTATACCATTATGATTATGTACTCCAGCAAAGGCATCTGGGTTCTCTTCCGACCAAAGTTGGGCTTGAGCATAGTAATACCCCGTATCTATTTTTAGTTGTTTTTTAACCGCATCTTCTAACCAACTTGTCGGCTTTAATGAAAGCGCGGTTCTTTCAAACCAATGGCCATTAATAGCCAACGTGTGCCACTTGCCCAACTCAGCCCATGTACGCGACTTAAGTTGTGGTTCCGTGTTAGCCGTTACAATACTAGTTGACCCAATGTTAGTGGACATCATCCAGATAGTAAGCCATGAAGTTATGGCTGATTTTCCAATTCCACGCCCGCTTGATGTGGCAGATTGATAAACTAAAGGCATCTCGCCCTTAGCTATCAAAGCTTTATTGTCCTGTATGTGTTGTGCTATGGCTTCAAGTTCCGCCATCTGCCAACCTCGCGGCTCTTTAAAACCTTGAAGCGGAGTACCCTCCTGCCCCCAAGGGAACGCGAACATTACATAATTTAAAGGGTTCTCTGTTATATGAGGAGCCCAAATTTCAGTTAAAAGCTTCTGCTCATCCGCAATACTATAAGGACTGTCGGTTCTACCCCTGGCCAAGAATGTCCGCCTCTAAACTAGATACTCTCTTTTTTAACTGAGCGTTTTCGTCTTTCAACATGGCGTTATCTCTCTGAGCAGCCAACACTCTAATGTCAGCTTCACTCATCGGACCCCAAACATTATTACACACTGCACAATACCTAAGATGTTTTGCGTCATCTGAAATTGAAAATTCATCGCCGCCACATTTCCCGCAGGACTCTTTTAAAGTGGGACTAGCTTTCTTTTTGGCCAAAATGCCTCCTTATTTTAATGTTATTGAGTTTGGAGTCTCTAACAGCTCAGCCACATTGTCAAATAAGAGAATATGGACTTTCTTAAATTGTCTTACAAGGCTAGACTTTCAAGGTGGCTAAACATTATACATCTGAGAGAGCTTATCTTAATAGACTATATAGGGATATTAAGAGGCGCTGCCTAAGAAGAAAGTACGACCTGAAGCTCACCTTTGAAGAGTTCAAAAAAATAATATTTAAAAACTGTATCTATTGCGGGGCCAAACCAGAGATAAGGAGTAGACATGAAAACAGGGTTGTTCAACTCGCCACTAACAGCGTTGATAGAGTTGACTCCAGCATTGGATATACCAAACCTAACTGCGTACCGTGCTGCATCACGTGTAACTTCATGAAACAAAGTTATTCAAAAAAAGATTTTATTGAACAGTGCGGAAAGATTTTCACTTATTACAATTCGAGGGCCAAAAAATGAAA